TTAAGATAATACAAACAGCATTTAAAAATAATTCTAAGAATAGATTGTTTTTAAAAAACTTAGTTAAGAAATACGGCAAGATTTCAAAACAAGAAGCCGTTTATCTTGCTATTAATAACAAAGCTGATATTATAAATATTAAGTAACACTGATGAGCTGTTATTCAGCGAAACTGAGCGGCGCCTTACCTTGCCGCTTAGTCTGTTACATAAGTAACTACAAACAAACAAACCAAAGGACACTATGCAAAAACATTATTTAAGAACTACTAAAAATCTTTATAGCTGCACTGACAGCGGCGTAACTGTTTATTACTCATACGTCACACCGGTAGCAATTAGAGACCCATTTGGCGTGTTACATGTGAGCGCTAATATATGGAGCTCTACAACTGGTAAACATTTAACATGGATTGACGGCGGCAGCGCTGAAGCAAAAAAGCGTAGACTTGCACACGCTGACTTTAAAAAGTTAATGAATATTTACGGCGTAGAGCGTGAGTACTGGCTTAATTCAGGTTTTGTTAGACCTAAGACTGACACGGTGCCGGACATCATTAAGTTTGATGAGCAGTTACCGGACAGCCTGCAACTGTTAAAAATATAATCATGGATTTGTCAGAACTTAAAGGCGTCACTATTCAAAAAAATGTAGCCCTAAGCATTATCAGGGCGCACGGCTGCGAGTGTGAGCTTGATGATTTTTACAAAAACTTAGGTAAAAAACAAACCTATTCAGCTATAAAAGTTTATCACTGGCTAGGTTATTAATAATAAACAAAGAGCGAAACATTGCGCCGTTGTAACGTCCGGCGCTTTGTCTCATGGTTAAGCCATGACTGATGAGCTCAGTAAGTTCAAACAATCAACATAGGAGCGTAGCTATATGAATATGCTATTTAAAATAATATACAATTACTTGCATCAAAAAATGCTAGCTGACGAGCAAGCTTTTAGAAATAAAAGATTAGCCGTGAGAATGAAGTTAAACAACGGTTACAGCAAGGCGGGTCATTAATGCCTAATATCGTTGTATCTAACTTTATTAATGAGCGTTGGGTTGACCGGTTGTATCAGAATTTTAATAAGTCAGTATACTTGTTAAAACCTGATGGCAAGGTTGACCCATGCAAGGTAAAAAAGGTCAAGTCAAAATACTATCTAACCAGTACTGGTAAATGGTTTAATAGTGCAGGTCTTAGAATTGATGAGCCTGCCGGTCTTGATAAACGAGCGGAGCTAAGCAAGTTTAAGTCTGAGATTGAACAAGCTGAGACTGATGCAAAGTTCCAAAAACTAAAACAAACAATAAGAGGTAATTAATATGCATGTAAGTAAATATGATGTACAAGTAATAGGTGATAAATGGAATGAAAAAAAAGATAAATATGAAGGCGGATATACAATAGTGCGTCTTAACAGTGATGAAGGTATACGTTTTAAAAAATTAATACCTTTAGTTGCTGAGCTTGACGAAGCACATGACGGCACTGAAATTGAAGTTAGTGTCGTTATAAAACAAAGAAGTTACGAGTAACACTGATGAGCCTATTATGCGTGGTGAGTGAATACCACGTGGCGAAACTAGAGCCGGTACTATCCGGCTTTAGTCTGTTACAATCTAACCAAAGGAGCTTAAACCATGATTGAACTAATACTAGGACTACCATTTGAAGGACATGTATTAATACTAGGTACAATAATAGCCGGTATAATACATGCAATGCGAACACCTAAGAAGGAGCGTAGCATTAACCCTTTTGAACAAACAACACAACTAACAGATAAACAAATCAAATCATTACAGGAGCACAATGACAGATAAAGAACAAATACAACATTTGATTGATAAGAATAATAAATTAGAGGCTGAGCTTATTGTCTTAAAAACTAAAGCAACGGGATGGTTTGAAGATATAGCTGAGCTTCGTAATACACTGATGCTTAGAAACAGTGAGCTTAACCAATACAAAAACATCAAAGTAGATTGGGAGCTTAAAAAGAAAATCATATTGTTTTTACAGAAAACACAATCTGTTGAAGCGTATGACGCAAGGACACCAAACCAAATAGCACATAGAGCAGCGCAATTTATAGAGAATATACTTACATCTAAACTAGCGCCAAAGTTTGCTATTTCCAATGAGCTACAAGTTACTACTAGGGAGCCTGACTAAGGTTCCCATAGTAGATATTATAAACATAACCCACTGATAATTATAGGAGTTAGACACATGGCGCGACTGATTGAGAGTATGCCTACTTATAAAGATGAAGTAGAGCACGAAAAAGAGATGAGAAACTTAGGTTCAAACAGAACTAATAAGCGTCTTCATTCTCACATTGAGAGAGAAGAGGAAAGTGTTACCAGTTATGGAAAAGTAATGGTAGCAAACACGATAAGACCTTTAGCAATGGCTATTGCTGAATGGACACAAGAACAATCTAAAAAGACAATAGGCAAACCTTCTATTGCCTTCTTAAAGATGTGTGAAGTTGAGCCTGAGATACTGGCACTAATCACTGGTAAACACATCATAAATACAATCACACAATACAAACCTTTAACAGCAACGTGCATAAGTTTAGGTGGTAAAGTTGAGACTGAGATTAGTCTTAAAAACTTTAAACATCTAAACCCTGATTTGTACCAAACAGTTAAACAAGACTTAGACAAGCGTAGTTTTAATTATACTTACAAGCGTAGAAAATTAAGAGAGAGTGCTAAACGTGACGAGGTAATGAAATGGGAAGAGTGGACAACACCTGTTAAATTACACGTAGGTCTTAGACTTGTAGAGCTTATGATTTATGCAACAGGTATGATTGAGATAGGCACTGAAACTGTTAAACATAAAAAAGCAAAGATAATCAAACAGACTGATAAAACTAGAGAGTGGATTAAAAGTAGAAACAGTTTTAATGAACTGTTAAATCCGGAATACTTACCTACAGTCATGCCACCAAAATTATGGACGTCAGTTGTAGGTGGCGGTTATTGGACTAAAGAGCTTCCTGAACTTGAGCTTGTTAAACAAAAAAACAAGAAATACAAAAAGGAACTTGAAAACTTTGACATGCCTGAAGTGTATGACGCTGTTAATACAATGCAAGCAACACCATTTAAGATTAATAATTTTATCTTAAAAGTTATGCAAGAAGCATGGGACAAAGGGTTAGCTGTTGGTGGTATGCCGCCTAGTACTAACTTTGATATTCCAAACAAACCGCATGACATTGAAACTAATGTTGACAGTAGAAGAGAATGGAAGAAGAGAGCTGTTATGGCTCACACTGAAAATGCTAGAATGTTTTCTAAACGTTTATTGTATGCTAAAATTATACACCTTGCACAAAAGTTTAAAGATTATGCAACGTTGTATTTTCCAATTCAATTAGATTTTAGAGGTAGAGCGTATGCAGTACCGGCATTTTTAAACTATCAATCTATTGGTGGTGCCAAAGCTTTGTTGTCTTTTTCACAAGGTAAAGCAATCACAAAAGAAAACAAAGGTGATTATTGGTTGGCTATACATGGTGCTAACCAATACGGTGAAGATAAAATATCGTTTGCTGACAGAGTAAAATGGACTAACGATAATGAGAGTTGGATTATTGATTGTGCTACAGACCCAATGTTACATAGACAATGGGAAAATGCATCTAATCCATTTCAATTCTTAGCATTTTGTGATGAGTGGAAAAGATTTAAAGAACAAGGATATGGTTTTATTTCTAGTATTCCTGTTAATGTAGATGGTTCTTGTAACGGTCTTCAAATCTATTCTTTAATGTTAAGAGACGAAAAAGCAGGCAAGCTTGTTAATTGTTTGCCTAGTGCTACACCGCAAGACATTTATCAATTAGTTGCAGATGCAGTTAATGATAAATTAAAACAGCATGCAGCTGAAAACAAACCGTATGCTCAGTTGTGGTTAGACTACGGAGTTAAACGTTCAACTACTAAAAGAAGTATTATGACTATCTGTTATGGTTCAACTAGATATTCATGCACTGACTTTGTAATTGAAGATTTAACAAAACGTAAAGACAAGGGAGAGAACCATCCATTTCAAGATGAGATATTCAGACCGGCTAGTTATTTAGCAAGTGTCATATGGGACAGTATCGGTGATAATCTGAAATCTGCTAGGACTGGAATGGACTATCTACAAACAATCGCACGTACAGTTGCGAAACAACAACTACCAGTGC